ACTCGAACTTCTAATACTATACTTTGGTGGTTCATTCTGTATCCTTTGTTATGGTGGAGGAGACTTTGCACTTGACATATTTCTAAGAAAGTTTAGAATAAAATTCAATAGACCACATTTACCTTTTGAATAATGTTTAAAAATTATTATGACTAAATCAACTTTTGCTAAAACTAAAGCACAAATAAAATCTTATCAGTATTATATTTTCTGGGGTGCTTGCACATTTGCAGTGATGGCTGGACAAATATTTGTTGGTGCAGGGTATCAATCAATGTCTAATTCAGTAAAAGACCTTACTGAATTAATTGAAATTAAAATGGAATGGGATGAATTAGATAGAAGACGTACAGGTCAATCGCCTTATATGCCAATGACAGATCCAGATGATTATATTATTTGGGAAACAATTGATTAATGTCTCTTAAATCTTTTAAAACACCACTTCGCTATCCTGGTGGCAAGTCTCGTGCTTGCAAAAAGATGGAACCATTCTTTCCAGACCTTAGAGATTATGATGCATACTACGAACCATTTTTAGGTGGTGGTAGTGTGGCATTGCATGTTACAAAGAAATATCCAAAACTTAAAATTATTGTCAATGATTTGTATGAACCATTATATAATTTTTGGTTACGACTACAAGTTGATGGAGACTATGTACATAAGGAATTACAACAATTAAAATCAAGATTTCCTGATCGTGGTTCTGCAAGAGGATTATTTGAGGATGCAAAGGAAAAATTATATGACTTAGATGTATCAGATAAAGACCGTGCAGTTTGTTTTTATATTATTAACAAATGTTCTTTTAGTGGACTTACAGAATCATCATCATTTTCAGAACAAGCGAGTGATGCAAACTTCTCAATGAGAGGTATTGATAAGTTACCAGTTTACAGTAAGTTAATTAAAGATTGGTATATCACGAACGTTGATTATCGTCATTTGTTAGGAGATGGAGAAAAAACATTTGTGTACCTTGACCCACCATACGATATCAAAGATAATTTGTATGGTAAAAAGGGTTCTATACATAAAAAGTTTGACCATGATGATTTTGCAAAAAATTGTGAAATATATAATTCAGAGATGCTTATAAGTTACAATTCAGACCAATTAGTTAAAGATAGATTTAAAGATTGGAATTGTGCTGAATTTGATTTAACATATACTATGCGTTCAGTAGGAGAGTATATGAGAAATCAAAAAACAAGAAAAGAGTTACTTCTCTTTAATTACAACACAGGAGTTTTTTAATGGACGATAGACCATCTGATATGTATCAGGACATGAAGAAACTTAATATGCTTTATGAAGAGATGTGTTGGGATAATGATGATATTCTAGAATTTTATCCTGACTATGAAAACAACACTATCATCATCCGAAATAAAAGTATGGATGAAGATATGATTAGCGGATAGTATGTCAGAATTTTTAAAACGTCATATCGGACCTTCAGAATCAGAGCAACGCAAAATGCTTGCTGATTTAGGTCTATCTACCATCGATGAATTGGTAAGAGAAATTGTTCCAGACTCTATTTTACTTCGTGGTGATAGTAATTTACCAGAGGGATGTAGTGAACAAGAAGCACTTGCAGAATTAAAAGATATTGCTTCACATAATATTGTCAAAAGAAGTTTGATTGGTCAAGGATATTATGGAACAATTACACCTCCAGTAATACTGAGAAATGTATTTGAGAATCCTGCTTGGTATACATCTTACACACCTTATCAGGCAGAAATATCACAGGGAAGATTAGAAGCACTATTTAATTATCAAACACTAATTACAGAACTTACTGGATTGCCAGTAGCAAACGCATCCTTATTAGATGAAGGAACTGCAGCTGCAGAAGCAATGTTACTTGCACATAGTCAAAGTAAGAAAAAAGATTTCATAGTTGATGATAAATTATTCCCACAAACACTAGAAGTATTACAGACGAGAGCAAGACCATTAGGTATCAATATAATTAAAATTGATTTTGATGCATCCATACCAATCGCTTTTTTTACTGATGCTTTTGGAGTTATTGTACAACTACCAAATAGTCATGGTAATTTAAGACATCGAAGTGGATTATTAAGATTAGCAGAAGTTTGTAAATGTATGAAAATTGCGATTGTTGATCCAATGGCACAGGTATTAATGCAACCTGTCGGAGAGATGGGATTTGATATTGCAGTAGGTAGTATGCAAAGATTTGGTGTACCAATGGGATTTGGTGGACCTCACGCATCTTTCTTCGCAACAACAGACAAATATAAAAGAAAAATACCTGGTAGGATAGTAGGACAGTCTGTAGACGCTCAAGGTAACAAAGCACTACGATTAGCACTACAGACTAGAGAACAGCATATAAGACGAGATAAGGCAACATCTAACATTTGTACAGCACAAGCTTTACTTGCAAATATGGCAGGATTTTATGCTGCATATCACGGAGCAGAAGGTCTTAAAAGAATTGCAACTCGAATATTAATTTACAGAGAAGTATTATTGACAGGATTGTCTTGGTTGGGTATTCAAGTTGATAAAACAGAAGGATTTGATACAGTGAGATTTAAAAGTTTTCTTGCGGTTGAAGGATACAATGTTCGTTATGAAGATGACCATACTATTATTACTTTAGACGAACTTACGACTCTTGATGAAATCAAAGAATTGTTAAATTCACAACAAGATTTGGTTAACAAATACGATACTATCGATCATATTGTTGAATCTGTTGGAAGATACAAGTGGAAGTATGTTCCAGAGAGAACACAACCTTGGTTAAGACAAGATGTATTTAATCGTTATCACAGTGAAACAAATATGATGAGATACATCAATGAGTTAGTATCAAAAGATTTCTCATTAGTAAATGGTATGATGCCACTTGGAAGTTGTACGATGAAATTAAATGCAGCGTCAGAACTTATGCCTGTAAGTTGGAATGAGTTTGCGAATATGCACCCATTCGCTCCAGAAAATCAAACTCTTGGATATCAAAGAATTATGTTTGATTTACAAGAATGGTTATGTGACATCACTGGATTTGAAGAAGTATCATTACAACCAAATGCAGGTTCTCAAGGAGAGTATGCAGGTCTACTTGCAATACAAGAATATCACAGAAGTAATGGTGATACAAAAAGAAATGTATGTTTGATACCTACAAGTGCACACGGAACGAATCCTGCATCAGCAGTGATGGCAGGTATGAAGATTGTTCCTGTCAAATGTGATGAAGAAGGTAATATAGATTTAAAGGATTTAGAAAAGCAAGCAATAATGAATACCTTTGAGTTGTCTTGTATTATGATTACATATCCATCAACTCACGGTGTATTTGAACCAACTATCAAAGACATCTGTAGAATCGTTCACGAAAATGGTGGACAAGTTTATCTTGATGGTGCAAATCTAAATGCTCAAGTTGGATTAGCAAAACCTTGTGAATATGGTATTGATGTATGCCATATGAATTTACATAAAACATTTTGTATTCCTCACGGTGGTGGAGGTCCTGGTGTAGGTCCGATTGGAGTTGCATCACATCTTACACCATATATGAACAAAAGAGTATCATCAGCAGAATTTGGTAGTGCAAGTATATTACCAATTAGTTGGATGTATATAAGAATGATGGGTGGAGAAGGATTAAGAAAAGCAAGTGAGATATCATTGTTGTCTGCAAACTGGTTAGCAAATGAAATTGATACATCATTCAAAGTTTTATATAAAGCAGAGAATGGTCGTGTTGCACATGAATGTATTTTTGATTGTAGAACTTTACCTGTTACAGCAGAAGATGTTGCAAAGAGATTGATGGATTATGGTTTCCATGCACCTACATTATCATGGCCAGTTACAAATACCATGATGGTTGAACCAACTGAAAGTGAATCACTTGATGAACTTAAAAGATTTGTAAAGGCAATGGAAATGATAAGAAGAGAAATCTATACAGATAAAGATATCTTGAAAAACGCACCTCATACTGCAAGGGTTGTCAGTTCTGACGAATGGGTGTATAATTATACTCGTGAGCAAGCAGCATATCCTGTGAAACAGAGCAACAAGTTCTGGCCAGCAGTATCAAGAATTGATAATGTATATGGTGATCGCAATCTTGTATGCTCTTGTTCAACTTACTTTGATGATGTATCTGATGGAACTTAAAGATTGGTTAAACTCTATAAATGTAACAAAAAAGAATTTAATTGACGAAGATCCATCTATTGAAAAAGAGTATCCTCCTTACATAATTAATCGTTGTTTCTCTGGTCATCTTGATGCAATTATGTTTGCAAATGAGATGAATATGTATAACTTCTTACCAAAGAAGATGCAATATGACTTTTTTATAAATATCCTCAGAACTAAGAAGAGATTCTCTCCTTGGCTCCGTAAAGATACGATTAAAGATATTGATCATGTAAAACGTTACTATGGTTATAGTAATGAAAAAGCAAAGCAAGCGTTGACTATTTTAACTAAAGAACAACTTGCTTTCATTAAATCGAAGTTTGAAACTGGAGGAACAAAATGAGTGTGGTGCAAGTCCCAGAGGTAACATGGGCACCTGATAAAATGGTCGAAGTGGTTCTTGGTGAACCAGATGATTTTTTAAAAGTCCGTGAGACACTAACACGTATTGGTGTTGCTTCCAGAAAAGAGAAAAAAATATATCAATCATGCCATATATTGCATAAGCAAGGGAGGTATTATCTTGTCCACTTTAAAGAACTTTTTGCTCTTGACGGGAAACACGCTAACCTTACTATTAATGATGTTCAGCGTCGGAATCGTATTGCTCAGCTTCTTGCTGATTGGGGTCTCATAAGTATTGTTGATGTTGAAACAATAAAGGACATAGCACCTTTAAATCAAATCAAAGTATTAGCTTATAAAGATAAGGGTGATTGGATACTTGAAACAAAATATAATATTGGTAGTAAAAAGAAAAAGGTAGAAGATAAAGAAGATTAATTTGACTTTAAACTATTTGTAATGAAAAAATTTATTTTTGATGTTGACGGAACTTTAACTCCAAGTCGCAAACAAATGCACTCAGGATTCTCTGCAGAGTTTCTTATATTTTGTTGTAAGTTTGATACTTACTTAGTAACAGGAAGTGATAAAGATAAAACTATAGAACAGGTTGGATCAGATATTTACAATCGATGTAAAAGAGTATTTAATTGTTCTGGATCAGATATTTACGATGGAAGGAATAGTGTTTATAGATCAGATTGGAGACCATCTGATGAGTTAATTTCTTTTTTAAATGATGAATTAGATTATAGTTCTTTCTCCATAAGAACAGGTGATCACATTGAACATCGACCTGGTGGAATAAACTTTAGTATTCTTGGTAGAGGTGAAGGTAATATGGATGGAAGAGATGAATATGTAAAATGGGATATTAATACAAATGAAAGAAAAGATATTGTACATAGATTAAAAGATAGATTTCCAAAACTCAATGTTCAAATAGGAGGACA